AAGTCAGATCAGTTCATACGAGATACTCAGGCTCTGCTGTCCTTCACCAATGAATTCTTCCAGAAGAGAACACTTGTGCAGGCTCCGTTTCGTAACCTGAGCAAGTCAGACACCATCACATGGGCCTTGGCATATGGCATCCCGCTTGATGTGCTGTACTCCACAACCAGTTGCTATCACCCCACTGAACTAAAGTGCGGTGAATGTCTTACTTGTGTGAAGCGCGCCATGGCATTCGCCACGAATAAAATTATTGAACCGGGATATGAAAAGAATCCGTTTGAATCTGACTACCTAAAAGAGTTAGACCGAGAGATTACGTTGGCTGCTTCTAATGGTGACCGCACAAGGTTCACTGATAATAGAATAATGGACTTCTTCAAGTTCAAAGATGCGTACCAAATGATGGGCGTTGCTGCTCCCCTAAGCAACGTTTCGTCTTTATAAATCAGGGGCAAGGAAAATAAAATGGCAAAGATCGTCTATCAATCAAACCCACGTGTCGCTCAAATTTTTGAGGACTTAGAAAACTACCTGATGTTCTGTCAGGACTTCGGGTACAGGTATGATGAGGCAACTCTGTATGACATGCGCGATTATGCGTTCCGTCAATTCACCAAGCAGGTGCAGGGAAAGCAAGCAAAAGACTGCTGGCAGGAAAATGCGCGGCCCTAAGATCGTTCGTGATTGGGGTTGGCACATAATACTTGAGGATCAGCCTCAGTATAAAGTGAAGGAACTTGTGTTGCTCGGTGGGAAGTCTCTTCCTTCCAAGCAATACACTTTGAACAAGCATTGGTTTGTTCTACAAGGTGAGTGTTTCATTGACACCGACTATAAACATTCACCACAGAGCATCCATGTAATTCAGGGTAGCAGTTATGGAATTGGCCCTGGAGTATGGCACTCTGCTAAAAACACCAGTGACAAAGAATGTCACATACTTGAAGTGAGATATAATCCATGAACGAACCAGTAGTTATTGTGAATGTGATGACACCTGATGGGCTGACTCTTGCCCGGGAATTTCACGCCGTAGGACGAGCCGTTATCGGCATCGTTGCTGATGTCTCCAAAGACTTTGAGGAAGACATTTCTTGTCTCCAGCAACTATTGGTCGGAGAAGTTGAACAACTGGCCAAGGCGGCAAGTTCGCTGAATAATTTCTGCGAAGTAATCCGCTGCTGATAAATATACAACAGGAGAAAAATATGGACAATTTACAAACACTATTCGACGCATATCTTGCCGAGAATGAAAAATTCGAAAAGGGCAATTCTGCCGCAGGAACCCGTGCCCGCAAGGCGCTAGGTGAGTTAGCAAAGGCGATCAAACTTCGCCGGAATGAAATCACTGAAATCAAGAACGCACGAAAAGCAGCAAAAGCCTAACACGGCATAAATACAATGTAGGGGACATGCGGTTCCCTACATTTCAAAAACATACCATCACAAAGGAAGGTACATATGAGCTACAATAAAACAAAATCCGATCCAATCCTTGGTCAACAAGTTCACCAACATCTATTGAAATGCGGAGTTGAAACACCACTTGACCCGAACTTCAATCATTACGATCGGACCAAGAAGATCGAAATGATTGAAGGATATTTCAGAAGTATTATGCATACTCTCGGTCTGGACCTCACTGATGACAGCCTCATTGAAACACCTAAGCGGGTGGCTAAGATGTATGTGACTGAAATCTTCTATGGGTTAGATTACGAGGCATTTCCGAAGTGTACTACAGTTCAAAACAAAATGAAGTATGATGCCATGGTAGTTGAACGGAATGTCTCTGTTCAATCCAACTGCGAACATCACTTTGTAGTCATAGACGGACTTGCCACGGTGGCATATATTCCGAAGGAGAAAGTTCTTGGTCTATCTAAGATCAATCGCATCGTGGAATATTTCAGCAAACGTCCTCAGATTCAGGAACGACTCACTGAGCAAACCTATCATGCCCTTCAGTACATTCTCGGCACAGATGATGTGGCAGTGATGATCGATGCCCAACACTTTTGCGTGAAGTCGCGCGGAGTGGAAGACGTTGGGAGTAGCACAGTTACCAGCAGGTTAGGTGGTCGCTTCATGACCGATCCTGCAACTCGCGCCGAGTTCTATCAAATGGCGCGTCAAGGAAAATAACATGGAAATACTTTATACCATAATCTGTATATTCGGTATATCATTCGGTATCATATGGCTGCTGATTCAGTATGCCATATGGTATCATGATGACAGCGGCTGCACACATGACTGTGATCAAGGCCGACACTGCACCTGTGGAAAAAGGAACAAAGATGAAAACCCGTGAAGAAGTAATCCTGAGTATGTGCTATACATACAGGCATGACTATGGTTTGACAAGAGCATCCGGAGATGTGTTAAGCAGTGGAATAAACCAATCTGAGCGGGAATACATTTACGATCGGATGGCCCAAATATTTGACAATGACATTGCTCCATGCATGGACTTCAAACGCCCAAGTTATTCAGCACACTCATGCGACATTGAAGGATGCGCGGTGTGTGACCCGACTTATGGGCTTTGACCAAAGCAATTGACTCCAGGACTATAATCGACTATAATAGCGCATGACACGCATCAACGCCAATATCGATCCCAAGACTCTGCATCGTCGGCATCTAGTTGCTGAACTACGAGAGATTACTATGGTCCCAGCTGCCCTTAAACGGGCGCTGCGAACCAAAACAAAAGACGCAATTCTGGCAAGCATTCCCGGAAAGTTTACACTGAATGCCGGGCATGTTAAATTCTTCTATGATAAACAAGCATTCCTTCGTTATCGGTTTGATCGTCTGGCAGACGAAATGGTACAGCGAGGGTATACTCCAGACTGGGACAGAATACAGGCATTCTACGGATTCGGAGCAGAGTGGAATAATCATTGGGAAGCATCCGCGGAAGACAACGAACTGATACAGGCCCGCATCGATTTCCGGGTCAGTCAAAAACCACATCTATACACATGAAATACATCAGCACAAAAACATATAAGCAATTAGGGCCAGTGGCATATCGTCAATGGCGGTCCGACTCACATTGCAGTCTAATTCACGGATACGCACTTTCGTTCCACTTTGAGTTTGAAGCAGACACTCTGGACGCTCGTAACTGGGTCACTGACTTCGGTGGGTTGCGCCCATTGAAAGATGTTCTGGAAGAATGGTTTGATCATACTCTTCTGGTGGCACAAGATGATCCGAACAAATCTGATCTGATCAATCTTGGCACACTCGGTCTGGCAAAGATCACCGTGGTGGAGAAGACAGGATGCGAAGGCATCGCTGACTTTCTATACGAATATGTGAACACAATCTTTTTGCCGAACTGTGGTAAAGCAGAGGCAGAGCGCGTCTGGTGCTGCCGAGTTGAGGTGCGAGAGACTGACGCAAATATGGCAATGAGAACCGGACACAGAGAAGATGGAGAATTTTAATGGAAGCACAAACACCCGCAGAGGGAATTCTGCTGCATCGCGCATATGGTGATGTAAGATTATACACGGTTCCGTGTGATTGCGGATGCGACTCTGAACATCAAATATGTGTTGAGGCTGATGACTGCGGCGTGTCAGTTACTACTTGCACCACGCAGAAAACAAACTGGTGGACGGAGTCAGTAGAGAAACGATACGACATTGACAACAATCTGGCGCAATGGTATGATTGGTTCTGGAAAGATATCTGGAACGGTCTGGTAACAAGGCTGCGTCTGACACGCGATATCTGGTTTCATGGGTATGTCAAGTATGAGGCCACACTGATTATGAACCAACAACAGACATTGAACTATGCCGAGACGTTGAAAAGCGCCATGGCAGACGTTGAAGAATTTAGGAAGAATAATGTTCGGAACAAATGAGATAACCGGTAAGAAGTTTTTCAAGGATGCACCGGCAAACTCGCTGTATGTGACCTCGATGTTCTTTACGCTTCAAGGCGAGGGACCATATGCAGGTATGCCGGCGTTATTCATTCGTCTGGCAAAGTGTAATCTGACTTGCTCATTCTGTGACACCTTCTTTGATGATGGCGAATGGATGACGTTTATACAGATCGAGGAAAAGATGTCCGAGACTATTTTGGACTACTGGAATAAGCAAACACCATCACAAAATGCACCGGCTTGGGCCGTACAAGATGGGATCATGAATTACCCTAACATTGTCCTTGTTATGACTGGTGGTGAACCACTTTTGCAGGATAATATAACGGAGTTCATGCGCGGACAGTTACCACACTTCAAAGCAATACAAGTTGAAAGCAACGGAATACCATACACTGAGGTGCCAGAAGGTGTCACTCTTGTTTGCTCACCAAAGTGTTCAGAGAAGAATGGCCAGGCGGTGAAGTATCTGACACCATCCGCTCATCTACTACACCGAGCAGATTGTCTCAAGTTCGTTATGAGCAGTGATCCAACTTCTCCTTATAATGAAGTGCCTGAATGGGCACATGACTGGAAGCGCGCCAATCCAGGTAAGGAAATATACTGTTCGCCGATGAATGTGTACAACGATTTTCCGCAGAAGATAAAACTACTGCGGGCAGAGAAGGGCCAGATCACCATGGCCGAACGATCAACAGTGGATGAAAAGATAAACTTCTTTGAACCGGGACTAATCAATATGGATGCAGCCCAACGAAACCATGAGTACACTGGAAAATACTGCCTAGATCATGGATTCAGACTAAACATGCAAATGCATTTATTCTGTAATATTGCGTAACTTGCATCAGAAAAATCATCGATAACGCCATGAAAGCACAAAGGAACACAAAATGAGAAAATTTAGAAACAGTGTCATCTCGGATCCAAAAACATTTGAGCCGATACTACATTTATCCATGACTGAAAATGGAGTAGGCGAATTGCTATTCTCGGGACCGATGGCGAAAACTCGGTACACCGCAGAGCAACAAGCCAGAATCAACACCATGAACAAGGTTCTATTTGACCGAGAGTTGCCGCTGATGTCTCAGGAAGAGGCAGACTTCTTCGTCGGTATCCACCCATCTCAGATAGACAAGGATCCAACTGAGGCAGAACTTCAAGCACTGGCCGGTTTCCGAGTGGAAAAGAAAATCATCAAGTTAGACTGATGTTTGGTCGTTTAGTCTATCTGACAATGTTTGTCCTTCTGGCATACGGCTCCGGACCGATACACAAACTCTACTTAATGCTTCAAAAGAAGCGTTCCTAAAACACCGTGATTATTAGCAGTTAGATCAGGCTCCCCAGGAGCAATGATGACATTGTGCTTGATCGGTGTTTCTTTCTTGCCACCGGCAGTCTTGGCATTCCATTCGTCATACGACAGAATACTATGCATACTTATTCCGTAAGCCTTTGCCAGACGACCCTTTAGTTCTTGCAGAGCAGCGGCATCGCGCACTTGCCAACGTCCTCCGCCACCCTTGGCATCTGCTCCTTCTTTGTCAAGATTGCCCTTGGCATCTTTCTTCAACAAGTCATAGAACAAATCTTCAGGAACGATTCGTGAGTGCTTTGTGTGCGACAATTCCGGATCCTTTGCCTTTATTTGTTTTTCTTGAGAAGTATGAGCACCTTCACTCCAGTTGATGATGAAGTTTTCAGGTTTGTCAGCAAGAGCAGCAGAAGCAATCTTTGTGTATGCGTAGAATTTCACCTCAGGGAAATCTCTGGCAATATCAAATGCCAGATCAAGATATTCAGGAGAGAAGAAATCTCCGGCGTCATGCCAGCGAATAGTGACATTCCAACCACTTTCAAATCCCTTGGAACCCTTCTTGCCGTCTTTATATTCTTTGTCAATTTCCTTCTTCAACTTAGCATTGAATCCGTCAGGATCATTCAACAGAAAGGTAAGAATCTTACCGTCGCTGACCCAAGGACCGGAAAACTGCACCTTGCCGCCTTTCATGGCGAAACAATCAACCTTACAAGAACCTGCGCCTGGGCATGTGTTGACAACAATCAACTCGTTGGTGTTCTCATCGAGGGCGATACCAGTCAATGCCGCGAATCCAATATTGAAAAACTGTTCATAGGCGCCGTTTGAGTGTTTCATTTTCTCATTCTGTTTCAGTAGTTTCTTCGGACGCTGCGACAGTGCTTGTTTGATGGCGTCAACATCGTATGTTTTGCCTGCTTCATTGTAGTATGAAATTACACTGCTTCGGTGCATGTACGGCAAATTAAACTTATCAGACTTTGTTTTGCCACTGTCGTATTGAGAGATGCCTTTTTTGTTTATTACTTGATTGCCTTCTTTGTCGAGTTTTTCCTTACCGCGGATACGATCCAGATAGTCAGTTAACTCTTTACCTTTGAGGTCTCGTTGTTGAGCCGGTAACTTGGTTGCTTCATCCAACTCTTTCTCATCGCTAAAAGGAGTGTAAGTTATTTTATACTTGTCGTTTTGAAAATACTCGGGAATGTCTCGTTTAGAATAGTATGGACCACCTACGGCCTTGTTAGTATGCTTGCTGTAAACATAGAAGCCGGATTGAGCATCTTGCCAATTTTTATTTTCGTCTGTTCGCTTTGCTCTGCCTACACCTTTTGGCTCATCTTCCTCATCTTCTGGCTCATCCATATCACCGGGTTCAATTCCACCAGGTTTACCATCGCCACCATATTTCAGGAATTGATCCACACTCATGATCTGTATTCCGGGCAAAGCCCCTGGTAGATTTGGTTCTGCGCCCTCGTATAGTTCTTTTATTTTCATTGGTTCTCCTATTTCATTGACATTTTACAGTCGGTATGTTATATTTATCAGTGAATGCCATACGGCGTAAATACAACATGTTCAATAAACTCAAAAACCTATTCAAGCCCGAACCGAAACCTCATTGGGCAGAGCCACTTGCTCCAATGGCCGCTGGTGCTCCTCCTACAGAAGTTGCCCCCGTGGATATTGTAGTTCCACCTAAGGTTCGTGCGAAACGTGGACCCGCGGCCCCTAAGAAAAAACCTATCGTGGAGAGAGTTGATGCTAAGGCGTTGGCCACAGCCGCAGGAGAGCCATACGTGGCAATTCTGTCAGTGGACATTGATCCAAAGGATATCAACAATGGTGCATTTGAGTTAGACTGGAACGACAAGTTTCTGTTAAATCTGATCAAGGCAGGATACAAACTCAAGGAAGACGACACCGAAGCCGAGATTGTAGATCGGTGGTTCCATACTGTATGTCGCAATGTGGTACTGGAAGTGTATGAACAGAATCAGGCGGATCCGGACAACCGTATTCCGCCGTTGACCAAAAGCAAAGATGAACGAGTAATCAACCGTAGACCGTTGGGCGACGGGCGATCTGAAATGAGTTGAGTTACCTAATTTGGGTAAGTACCCGTTGACAATATCTCTGAGGGGTGCTATAATAGCAGCATACTTATGAAATACGCCCTTATTGACACTGCTAATCTCTACTTTCGTATGCGCCATATGGCCAGCAAGAATTCCGATTCTTGGGAGAAAGTGGGATACGCTCTCCATCTCGTTTTCGCATCTGTCAACAAGATTGTGAAACGTTTCGGTCCTGACATTCATGTGGTGTTCCTCCTTGAGGGACATTCATGGCGTAAGGATTTCTATAAGCCCTACAAAGGAAACCGAGTCGTAAATGATAAGGATCTTACTGAGGCCGAGCGCGAAGAATCGCAACTCTTTTGGGAAACTTTTGACGCTCTTATCGCCTACCTCAAAGACAAGACCAACGCCAGTGTTCTGCGTGAGCCGAACGCAGAAGCGGACGACCTGATTGCCAGGTTCATTCACCTTCACCCTGATGACACCCACTACATAATTTCCTCGGACACCGATTTTTTACAGTTGATTGCGCCGAATGTTTTCCAATATAATGGCATCACAGATCAATACATCACTCTTGAAGGGTACCACGATCACAAGTACAACCTGATCAAAGACAAGAAAACAAAAGAACCGAAATTACTGGAAGATCCGCAGTTTATCCTTTTTGAAAAGTGTATGCGAGGTGATCCTACTGACAATGTATTTTCGGCGTATCCTGGTGTACGAACAAAAGGCACAAAGAACAAAGTCGGACTTACTGAGGCGTATGCCGATCGGTACAAGCAAGGGTTTGATTGGAATAATTTACTATTACAAAGGTGGACAGACCACGACGGAGTGGAGCATCGCGTCAAAGATGACTATCAACGGAATGTCATTCTGGTTGACCTCACGGCTCAGCCTAAACAAATCAAGGATGCGTGTGACGCGGTTATAACTGAGGGTGTTCGTACAGCACACGTAGGTCAAGTTGGACTTCACTTTTTGAAGTTCTGCGGCAAATATGATCTGAATAAGTTGAGCGAGAACGCCGATACTTATTCGCGGTGGTTGAATATTGCTTATACAGGAGTGTTGCGTGACAATACTTGATAAGAAAAGCCGTATCAAAACGATACGCAAAGGTGATCACCGATGGATGATCACTGATGGACATATGGTTAGTCCTCGCGCCGGTTTTGAAATTGACCGAAACTGTTATGATTCGTATGTGACAGTTATCAGGGAGTGTATCGCAAACGGTTGGCTCAAGCCTGTTGCGTATGTAAGAGAAGATGAATTTATGTGGGAGACTTTGAATGAAGATTGAAAGCGCAAACGGAGTTGAAGGGTGTTTGATTTATGTACACGGAGCGAATACATATCAGTTCCGTGTATATGACAAAGATGGCTTCCGAGACTATGACATTTATCATTCTGATCTTGTGGTCAGAATTGCTGACGAGGATGCAACCTTTTACGAGCATGAAGATGGACGAATGATATTGGATCACTCGCCAGAAACGTTAGGATTAAAACCAAATGAATGAAGTATTAGACCAACAACTATGTGAAAAGTTTCCGAAACTTTTTGCAGATCGTCACGGAGACATGCAGGAGACCTGCATGGTGTGGGGATTTGCATGCGGTGATGGCTGGTTCAACATCATTCATGCGCTGTGTGCCAACATTCAATGGCACATTGATCAGAGCGTGAAGAATCACGACTTTGCCGCAAAATACAACACGATGCGCGAGGCGATGTTAGTCGGAGACTTTACTCTATTTGAGGTAGATTATCGTACCAGTATGCTGTCGTTCCGAGAACAACGCCGCAAGGAAATTCTCAATGAGAAGCCTCGCCCAGTTCCAGAGATTATTGAGCAGGTCACTGTCAATCAAGTCAAAGAAAAGTTCGGCACCCTGCGTTTCTATTACAGCGGCGGTGATGACTACATCGACGGTCTGGTGGCAATGGCCGAGAGTATGTCTGAGGTGACCTGTGAGGAATGCGGTGCGCCTGGGCGAGTTCGTCGTGGTGGTTGGCTACGTTGTCAATGTGATGAACATGCACAGGCATCGGGCAACTATCTGACCGAAGAAGATGAGTCAGTAGAACCATGAACGGCCCTCAATGGTTCAAGGACGAGTCGTCAAAGCGAACACACGAACGCCTAAAAGTTCACATGGATAAAATGTGCGCTGAATTGTTTCCGAGTTTCACGCTGACGCACACAGGCTTTCTTCGTATGGACGAAAGCCGACGATTTGAGACAGGTCGCGACGAAATTAAAGTGACACTGCATCTGCGCCCAATAGGCGAAGCGGCTTTCATCGAAGAAGCATTGAACAGACCAGATTGGAAGTTATTAGAATGATGCCAAGATTCATAGTTGAGTTATGGTTAGACGGATATGAATCCGAAGAGGAAATGGCCGCGGCGTGTAAAGAGTTTATCTTTGAGCAATTAGATTTTAGCGCCAGTTCAGTTACAGTAACAGAAATAAAGGATGATGATGCACCTACTACGTGACGACAACAATCAAGTATATGTGTGGGTTGATGACAATGACGAAAATGTTGAACTCAGTCCTCACTATGACTACGAGGAAGATGCCATCGTCTGGTACAGAGCCGTGGCAAAAGAAATGTTTCAAGAATTTGGGATAAGGGAATAATGGCTATGCCATTTTTAGTCCCTTATTCCAGGGTATTCTTCCTTTGTTTGCTAGACTTCTTGCCAGGTTAGCATCAGGTGAGTGAATCCGGGTTGCGTTTGCAGCGGAAACACCCGGAGCAGGTCTTCCTTTTAGTTTACTTGGTCGGCCCTTGATTGGACTTATTTTACCTGCATTGAGTAGTTTTCTTGATGCTTTCTGTTCTTCTGTCCATAGCACGCCTTTGCGAGTTAGTGTAACATCAGGGCGTTTAGATCCAGTTAGAGCCTTTTTTAGTTTAGCAATCGTTTCTGCTGATTTGATATGACCTGCTGCCCCATCTCCACCGTCAGTCATATTGCGAAGTATTCCGGTGTTTTTGTCTTTACGACCATACCAAGCAATGTATCTGCGCTCTAATACCAATGCCCCAACTTCAGTTAGATTGGCTTCCATTATAATAATCGCGGAGTGGTCTCTTGGTGTGCTGATGGCATCGCCCTTAGTGTGATTCCATGCACGATAATCTTTCCCTTTACCGATATACCATGGTGTTCCATCAATGCGGAGATATGCGTATGTGTAGAATCCAATTGGTGGATTCTTTTTTGAATAAATAGTCATGCTGATGTTCCTCCAGAACGTTAGAGAGGGCAGGAATTGCCATTCCGTGGCTCTCACTATTATTTAGTCCATTACCCAAATCATTTGCTTTTTCTGCTATTTTGCTATATAATAGTAGCATATTAAGGAGTATTATCATAGCACAACACAATAGGTATTGGACATGTTCCTCATTCGCTGATTGGCTGCGCGGCTCTCCCAAGCCCGGTGCAGCAACCTCTGAGGGATGGGACGCATGGTATGCTGAGGCAGAAGCGAAATATCCCGTTCGCTATTGGATTGCTGAGGAAGGCCTTGGCAAACTACAAGACTTCGTAACTTGGCCGACACGCAAAATCAGTGACATTCGTAACTATGTCACCAATCGTTATGTCAGCAAAACTCATGCACTGACCAGTACTTTGGCCGTGGGGCAATGGTACGAGTTTGAAACTCGCGTACTTTATTGTATGTTCGGCGCGCTTGCTAACTACATTGAGATTGAGGAAGCATGGAGTTACGTTTGTTGGGGCGATGAAGAACGAAAAGCCAAATACAAATCAACCAGACGATTCTGGTGGAACGAATGGCGTTGTCCGGAAGCAGGCGTTGATCGTCTAAAGTGGGCGGCGAGTCTGGTCAATGACAAAGATATGGGAGTCGCAGAAGACTCGCCCGACTACGGCAAGCCGACGAATCAGGCCCTTCATGCCCAAGAAGTTCTTGATCTGTACACATGGTGGACTGTCACCCGACCGGCAAGACCTGATCCGTGGGAAGTAAGTGGATGGAATGCGCTCCACGCAGCCCGCAATGCTGAGTTAGGCTTCGATGGCAACACAAAGTCAAAGCGCCGCGCACTGCGAAGCAAACGCACCCCGGAATACAAAAAAGAATCGGCCAATTGCTTTGCTCTGATGGGCAAGATCGAAGCCAAGTATGAAAAAGAAGATGATCAGATGTTGATCCGTCTGATCAAAGCACGAAAAGGAATGTGGACATGATACCGCTGAACAGAAACCAAATGAAGCAACTTCGCAAAATCTTCAAGGATAATCCTGATGTGGAAGAGATTGTGCTGCGCGAAGAAAGCAAAACTGGGATCGGTCCCAATTTATACGCAGATTTTGTAAAGCCGGGTGGTGATGTTCACCGCCTCGATATCTCAGACTACGCCAGTTGGTAATGAGGATAATCTACTACCGAAAAGAAGGTCGTCGTTATATTCCAATCAAGGAGTATGATGACAACTGCATGAGCGCCCTGCCGTATGGTGATCATCTGGTGATGAAATACAAAAACGGCGAGACCAGAGTTCATAACATTGATCCTGCACTGGCACCGATGATTGCAGCAGGTCGTCATGGTCGTGATGCCATGGCGGCGGCAATTCATTCTGCCTCAACACTCAGACCTCGAACCTCCCCTCTTACCGAAGAGCAAAGGAGTGCCTGGACCAGATTAGAAGAAGCCTTGGGAGATGATAAATTTCTGCTCCAAGGTCCGTCGGCATACGATGTTGCTGATGTCGCAGTAAAGGCAATGATTGCCGAGGTAGATAAATATATGTCCGTGCCCGCTGTAAAGAATGCCTACGAGCATTTTATGATGGTATACAAACTAACAAAGGAAAATGAATGTTAATAGCAAAACCGATTATCAAAGATCAGTATTGGGTCGTCACGAACGGCAAAGAAAAAGTAGGCAATGTTCAGGCAACTGGATCCGGATTTGAAGTGAAACTTAACGGAAGCACCTCATACTTTGAGAATACCAGTAAGATAAAGCGCGATGCCCGAATTGAGTTTCAACCTGTTAAAAAGGTAAAGGCAAAGGAAGTATCATTTGCCACATATCCTACTACTGGGAAGGTGCATAACTCTGTATTTGACTTGAAGAGGCGACTACATCTGTTTACCAAGACGGCAAAGAGCAAATGCTTTTATGCCGCAGGGTGGTTCAAAATAGACCAAGGTGCCATGGTTGAAACGGTGTTCTGTCCAAAGTACATCTTCATTCTGCGATACGACTTCTCAGGTCCGTATAAAACTGAGGCAGAGGCTGCGCGATAAATATACCATGATTCATATCAAAAGATTTATTGATCGGATTGCTCACGTTGAAGGCAGAGCAGGCAAAGACTTAGTTATGCCTCTGACGGATGCCCGTGCCCTGCGTGACGAACTGAGTAAACTTTTGGCTGATAATCTACAACTATTATCGGATTCCAAGGAACAAGAAGTAATTCAAGTAGAAGTAACTGGTGGTAAATTTTGA